TCGGTTGCAGAATAACAATGGGTTTGGTGGTACGACGACCAATCAGTGCTTCACGAGCTTCATTAACTGATCGAACATTTAGTTCTTGAGTACGTGGACTATTTAGACCGCTAATTGCAGTTGTGGTGCTAGATCTAGAACCACCTTGCCCACCTCTTCCAAGTTGAGGTTCTGCCAAGGAAGGACCACCACCGAACGGATGTTCCTTGTGGTATCTGCCAAGAGGATTGACCCTAGACAATACATTTGATTTAGATCTTCCAGTGTCTGCAGGATTCTTAGCAACCTCCCAGTGTAGGTGTGGACCACTAGAACGACCCGTGTTACCTGTCACACCAAGAACCGTACCTTTCTGCACTTGTTGCCCAGGTCTTACAAAGGCAGGTTTATCCATATGACCATAGAAGTTTCCATAACCATCGTTAGCAATCCAACTCACCCAGTTACCATAACCACCATCATATCCCGCCGCTTCAACTCTACCATTAGTAAAAGCAACCAAGTTCTCACCGATGGCAGTACCAATGTCAACACCCATATGCATACCAGGAGACAAAGCAAGACTACGGTTGCCCATAGCAGATGTCACGATATGGTTTCCAGAACCAGGATCTCCTTGGAATCTGGGAGTTTGTATATCCCCAAGATTTTGCTTGTCTGCCTCTTCTTGTGCCTTCTCTGCCTCAGCCCTTAGTTTTTCATATTCAGATTGTCTCACTTTCGATTCATATTTTGCATCATTAAGTTGGCGTCTTGCATTTTCAACATCTTCTGCAAGAGTATTATCTCCCCAGTGATCTCTCTTGTCACCACCTTCTTCTTGCATTCGCTTCATATAATGAGCGAGATTTTCCTCTGCCTTTTTCACTCTTTGTGCTGCTTCATCAGAAGCAACTCGTGCCTTATCTATCTTACCACTGTATAGATCAAGGAAATCGATCTTGGTAAAGAAATTACCAGCCTTCTGAGCAGTCTCCTGAATAAATTGCCCTGCGCCGCCGATAAAATCTTTCAATTTTTGAATTGCAGGACCAATAACATTACTGTTCAAGAAGTCAATCATCTTCTTGACAGCAGGATCAACAATAGGTTTCAGGAAAGCAGCAATCTTATTGAATATATTTGAAACCTCTTTGAACAGTTCTTGGAACGGTTCAACAACAGGTTTAATATTGGAGACAAATAAGGGGAAGATAATATCCTTGAACAGGTTGCCAAGTGGTTCAAGAATAGGGGTGATCGCATCACCCATAAATGCGCCAACCTGATCACCCAAGAATCCGCCGAGAGTTCCCCCCACAAGAGGCGCAAATGGACCCAGAACAGGCGTCAGGAGTGCCGTAAGTGCCACGGTACCAATGGTGGCACCAATACCACCACCAACTGCCTTCTGGACGCTATCACCAGAAGCCAATCTGGTTCCTACAGATACAACCCCAGACAAAAGACCAGCACCAGGACCAGACTTGAGGAATCTGCCCGCCCTGCCTAGTGCAGTTGTTCCCTTAAATCCTGCTCTTCCAGGTACTCTAGTTGCAAATCTCCTCCTTGCCGCATCTGCACCATATCTGCGAGCATATCTTTGCCTCGCTGCCTTAGATGCATTTGATGTACGTTGGTTCCTCGATGGTCGATTTTGTCTTGATCCTGCAGGTCGATCTTGTCCAGAACTAGACGATCCCTGCTTCCTACCAAGCAACTTTCCAAGTGCTTGAGCATCACCAATCAACTTCCACGGTTGGAGGATTCTTGATGCCAACCACAGTGAACCAACACCACCAATAATTTTCATAGCACCCATAATGGGGCTATCAGCACCAAATCCGTCAAGAATAAGTTCTATACCCTTGAAAGCAGTCTTGAATCCAGTCTTTACCCAATTAGTAATGATAGGTAAAGTCTTTTGTAGAAAATTCTTGTTCTTCGGATCACTCAACCAATCCAAAAACCAAAAGGTTAGTGCTTTCTCAATAAAATCCTTGAATGGACCAAGTAAACGATCTAAGAAACCTCCACCATCTCCCTTCAGTTTCGTACTTAGTTTCGCCCCCTTTACAACTTCAGTTTTAGTTTTATTCTCAATCCTCGACTCTCTACCCCTATCAAGAGCAAGTTGATTTGCCCTGGTAGCAGCAAGAGCAGCATCTGATTGGGATTTATACATCCCAACGATAATCTTACCCAAATCTTCTACGGTCGCACCCAGTCTATTGATAGACGTAGTAAGACCAGCGACGGGATCTACAGAAACATCGCCACTGGTCTTTGCGGGTATAAATGAACGTATTTTGAGTGCTGCCATTAAAGTGATTGCTGTCTGGACGCTGCTTTTTGTCGCTGTTCTTCTTCACGAAGATAACGAAGCAGGAGGTTCACATACACATCCCTCTCCCACGGCATCATATTCTCAAGTTCAGTTAGACTGTACTTGTGGTACTGCATCAGAGCGAAGTTCGTCTCATACAGATTCAAAAGAGAGTCGTGTGCGAGGGCTACCCGAAAAAACTGGCAAGTCCCTCAATAGTGAGTGTGCTGACAACACCCGTTTTGGGGTTAGTAATCTCAATGTCGTGTGAAAGTTTAGGCATCGTTTCAAAGAAAGATTGAACCGATCTAAACTGTTGTGAGTTCATCCCCTCAAAGAACTCCAGGAGTTCCGCCTTCTTGTAGTCCTTGGCTTGATACAACTCATCACCTTCAGCGATGCTTTCAGTACAATCAGCTGCAAGTTGGAAAATATCATCGATACCAGGGCTGTCAGAAAGATTATTTTTCACGAAGACATCCAGAGAAGGATACTTCATTGTCAGAGTCACATCGTCTGTGATTTTAATCACATTCGTATGGTCCTTGGGGATTTGAATTTGAACCTCATCGAGATTGACACTCACATCAACCTGAGTTTCCTCATCATCTGGACAAGTGAGTTTGAATTCACTCACCTCACCAACAGACTTGGAACGAATCTTCAGGAAAAGAAATTCAATCTCAAATGTTGCAAGATCTTCCACCTTCTTCACACTCGTGCAGTTTTTGATAATCTCTTTAACTGCTTTGATCATCTCCTTATTGTCCTGAGTTTCCATTGCCATATAGAGAAGTTTCTCTTCACGAACAAGGAACGGACGATAGGTTATAGATTGTCCACGAGGAAGAACGCATTCATAATCAGGAATGCTCAGTTTGGGTAAAGGCATCGTTTAAGAGTACACGTCAGTAATTCTATTTAGACCCCAAACTGGGTGTTGATTCCATTTTTACCCAACAGATTAGAAACAAGATCGAAATCGTTCAAGACAACCTCATTTGTCCACTCATTTGTGTTCTTGACCTTGGTTGTGAATCTATATCTTTCATACTTGAAGATAACATCCATCTTCATCAGCTGTGCATCATTAGAATATGTGATGCCCGAAAGGTTGTATGGGAAGGCACCAACAAATCTATAAACACCAGTTGCTTTATTCAGTCTAGTCTCTCGTCTGTCACCATCAGCAGTAACTGCTCTCGCTTTGATATTACTACCACTTTCCCACTTACGAATCGTGATGTCTGTAACATAATCATCATAGAATGCTACTCTATTCTCATTATCAGGAGCAATAGCGTGCATCCATCTTTCAAATGTATCTCTATGCCAATTATTCTTAGTCATAAGGAATGAAATTGTTAATTCATTCGCTGTCTGACCTGTAGCGTATGCTCTCTTGATACCAACAGTTTTATGCTCACCAGTAGTAATATTTCTGGATGGCAGAGAAACAGAGTCTGCAAAATAATTTACTGCATTATAATAGTCTTGAGGTGCAAACCTAAAATTTGGTTGAGCAAACAGGATGGTAGGCACACCCATCTCAACCGAAAAGAGATTGCCTCTAGAAGGTTCAAACGAACCTGTAGCGACTAAATCTCTAAAAACTGTAAACGAATTAGGTGCTGGCATCAGAAGACTGCAGATCTGGGTATTTCAATATTCCTTCCGTTAATAGTAGTTACAAATTGTTCAGAGGGAATTAAACCAATATCATTCCACTCAGAGTTTTCAATGGTGAATAACGGAGTGAGCACATTGCTACGAAAGTATTTATGTAGTGTCACTGTGGGTGGTGTGGGTGAGAACCCAGAAACACGTTGTTCTGGTGGTAAGTAGTGAACGTTTGCACCCCAGAAGTGTGTTGAATCCTCACCCAGAAGGTACACCATAGGGTACTTGTCCCAAAATCTCATCTTATCACCCCTGGCAGCATCATACTTAAATGTAACTGCCGTTCCAGGTATGATACTATCTACGCCACGACCATTCAGGTAGAAAAAGAGTTGACTTCTCCACCAAGATGGTGCCATTGCCTTGCCATCTGCAAGATCTCTAATGTCGGTGAATACACTCATACCTTGAGTTCGTTTTCTGTGAGAATTAGGAATTTCATCTTGCGGTCATCACAGAACTCTTTTGCTGCCTTCCACTTAGCAGCATTGACAGCATATGTCTTCACCTCATTTATATAGGTAGGTGTCTGTCGCTTTTTTTGTTTAGGCGGTGAACATTGCGACTTTGGTTTAACCTCGATAATGAACTTCTCAATCCCTCCAGACCTTGTTCGTACTCTGGCATAAAAGTCTGGAAAATAGCGATGGATCCTGTTATCAACAGGGCTGATGTAGGGGATAACAATCTCCTCACTACCCCACTCAAGTACATTCTCATTTTTATCACACCACACCATAAACTTTCGCTCCCACAAACTACGATAAATAATGTTTGTAGGATCTCCTTTGTACTTTCCTGGGAAACTAGGTCGAAACCTACCCTGATAACTACGTTGTTTTTTCAATGGCATCTCCGTTAGTATACCCCAGGACACTTCCATCAAAGGTCAATTCATCTTACGATGGGATTGATGCATTGGATACTGAGGATCCCCAGGTTGTTGATTATCTAAAGATAACCATCTACGATTCACAGAAGAGTTCGCCTTACACCTATGTTGGTGGTAGTGATGCTCAAGGACTGTACAATCAGAACACTCAGAGTGGAAGCAGAGGAGAGGCAATAGTTGGTACTATTTATTTGTACCTGCCTAATAATCTGTCGGAATCATACAACACAATCTACAACGAGTCAACTCTTGGTGCCGCTGGTGTTGCTGCTATTGGCGGAGCACTTGGTTCTCAGGCAACCGCTGGTGATCCGATCTCTCTGCTGCAACAGTTTGCTGGTAGTGCCAAATCAGAATATGCTGCTGGAGCCGCTGCAGCATTCCTCGGTACAGTTAATAGTGGATTAGGTATTGAAGGCAGTCTAACTGGTCAAGATCTTGTAGCACTGGTCTCCAGAAAAGTCTTCAACCCATATCAAGAAGTGACTTTCCGTGGTGTCAACTACCGAGAACATTCTTTCACATTCAATTTGACACCCAAGAACCTGAAAGAATCAAAAGAGTGCTACTCCATTGTTCAGGCACTTAGAACAGCAATGCTACCATCTCTTGCAGGTGGTGCAACAACTGAGGAAGATTTCAAAAAAATCTTCTCCCAGCAAGGCAACGAAAACATCAGTCAAACTGCTAAAGATCTCATTTCAAAAGGTCTTGGTAGCAATTCTGGCACACTCGCAGGTGCTAGATACTTGAACATCCCCAACTACTTCAGACTCAATGTTGTGAGAGTTGAAGGTAACAACGTAGAGACCGCTCAAGAAATTACAACAGCGGGAACTCTCCGAAGCATTATGAAGTTCCCGACAAAAATGGTCTTAACTGGATTTGATCTCAACCTCACACCAGATGGTCAAATCAACACCTTGAAAGATCTAAACAACGGTTACGTTGATTACGGTCCTGCATCTATGGAATTGAAGTTAACCTTCAAAGAGACCGCATTCATCACCCGCGATATGATCCAGGATTCCTAATGGCATACTTCAAGTACCTTCCCAAAGTCTACGTTAGAAACAGAACAAGTGTTAACGGTGCTCATCCTTACCAGTTAACAACAAACATCTTTCGTAGAATCAAGATCAAAGAGGATCTACAAGGTTCTCTGCTGGGGTTTGAACAGTATGAGATTGGTGAGGGAGAGCGTCCCGATCAAGTTGCATACAAATTCTATGGTGACTCTGGTCTTGACTGGGTTATTCTGATCATCAACAATATCATCAGTACATATAATGACTGGCCGATGACTCGATATGATCTATATGATTATGTTCAAAGTAAGTATGGTTCTATTGAAGGGATTCATCACTACGAAACATATGAAATCCGATCGACTGCAGGAGAACTTTTAGTTCCTGAAGGTATTGAAGTAAACGAATCTTACCAATATTTGAGACCCGATGGTAGTATTGTTCCCAAAGATCAATCTCGTATATCAGTTACAAACTACGAGTACGAACACGCTATCAACGAACAAAAAAGAAACATCTGGATGCTTCGCGAAGCATATGTATCGGACTTTGTAAAAGAATTCAGAAAACTTGCTGCATATCTGCCAAACGCAGAAATCGACGAGCAAGGAAACAAAAAAACCCCCACCACATTGGCGGAGGAGTTTGTTGGTGTTACCAATTACAGAAGACCTTCCCAATCTACTGCATCCACTGGTTCTGCTACTGGTAGTGGTTCTTCTACTGCACTTATTGCATCTGGTGGTGGTACCGCTGGTACTGCTGCAGTAACTACGACTACAACATCTGATGGGGTTTCTGCAACAACTGTCACGAGTGGTGGTAGTTCTGGAACTACTTCATCCACAGGATCTACTCAATCAGACAACACTGCAACCAGTAGTGGATCCTCAACTAACCTAGGAGGTTACGGTTACTAAAAACACCACGGTCCACTCTTGTAAATATAACACGGAACACCGTGTTGGTTATATTTGTTTGGGATAAACCCACCACCGTTATAATGATGGTGGTGGGTTTCTTGATGGTGGTGGTGCCTACGATGTGAACGGGGTTTCCCGTAGATGCAGTTCCAAGAACGGAACATCGGATCGTAGACACAGTGTTGGGGTTCTACCTCAAACTCACCGAGTCTAACTGTGTTGTGTCCTGCCATTGCTGGAGACGCAAAAGCACAACCTAGAAAAGCAATAGCGGCGATGGCAGGACGTTTCATAGTTCCTCAGTCTTCTTCTGCAAGTTTAGCAAAGTAGGACAGAGCGTCATCCTCATCGGTGACAGAACTGGAAGTGTCCACACTCTCAGTCCAGGAGGAAGGAGTGGTGGAACGAGAGGAAGGGATGTCGAGATTCAGGATCTCGCTCTCTTCGTCTGCCACTTCGTGATCGATGCTGGGAGCACGACGACCCAGGACTGCCTTCAGGCGAGAGTCAAGTTCATCATAGGACTTGAACTGATCATCGCTAGTGAAGGATGCCAGATCGTGCATCGAGTTGTACACTTCCTCAAGGCGCTCATCGTCATAGTTGCCGAGAGTACCAGGAGCAGTGAACACGGAGTCATCGTAGTTCCAGTAACCAGCAACCTGCTTGATCTTCAGTTTGAAGTCAGCACCCTTCCACAGATCGAAGGGGTTGAAGGCGGGTTGGGGATCGTAGTCGTTCTCGTCAGGTTGCATCTTTGCCATCAGTTTGTCAAAGATACGCTTACCAAACTTGTACAGGAACACCTTACCTTCGTTCTCAGGATTCAGAGGATCCTTGACAACATAGATGTTGCTGTAGTACGACAGTTTACGCTTCTGCTTACGTGCAACGTCTTTGTCTGCTTCAGTACCACTGTTCCAGAGAGCAGTGTTAGCAGCACAGACAGGACACTTTTCACCCTTAGTGGTGGGGCAGTTTTCAATCAACCAACCACCAGGACCTTGGAATGCGTGGGACCAGACTTGTGCCCACGGCAGTTCGCATCCTTCAGACTCAGGAAGGAAACGAATAATGGCAAAACCATTGCCAGACTTGTCCACTTGGGGTTTCCAGAAGCGATCATCAGACTTCTTGGAACCACTGGACATTTTTTCAATCTCTTTGGTCAGGTTGGCAAACGAACCAGACTTGGACTTGAGATTAGCAAAAGACATTGTGTGTTCCTCGTGTGTGTTTTTGTTGTGTGTACTACCCAATAAGGGTAACGTACTATTTAGTCGTTGTCAAGACCCGATCGCAGACTCAGAAGTTTTTCTTCCATTTCGTCCAGGACTTGATTGATGTGCTTCCCATTGGAGTACATCTCGGTCATCGTATCGATTCGATACTTTACTTCACGTGCCTCTTCGTCCTCGTGTGACATCAGAGCAAGTCTAGCATAAAAAACCTTTTGCTTAGCGATGAGTTCCAAGGTTTTTTCGATGTGATCCAACTTCTCATCCTCCTCAAGGGAGTTGAAGTGCATTGACATCTTCGCTAATTGAATGTAGAGATTTTCCATCTCTTTGAGTTCGTCACGAACTACGTCAGATTCGTAGAATGGTTCACTCATATTGGTAACACTCCTCTTGAGGTTCTTTTAACGTAGTTTAATTGCTGGGCATTAAACTTTATTTTATCCTTCAGCGGTTTGCTGATGAGTTTATTAACTGTGTCAACTTCAATCTCAAGTTCTTCACAGACAACAATTACTGCGTCAATATAGTTGACCAGCCCATTACTATTTTTCACCACGTTTTCGACCATCGTAGAAAACTTTGATTGTGTCATAAATTTGTCTTTGAAGTCTTTCATTTGATAATTGGTTTGGTCTGCATAAATTCGTGGACATATTCCTTGAGTAGAGAATAGTAATAGTCAAGATCATACTTCTCGATGACCTGCATCATACCTTCCTCTGTTGCTATCAGTGTAACAATCTTATCAACCTTTACACCACAACGCTCGTAATACATCACAGCGTAGGCAGTCTCCTGAACAAAGTAGTTCTCAATCCAGGATTCTTTCTTCTCTTTGTTAGAAGTTTTGAAGTCAATGACGGCAAGTTCACCGTCAAACTCTGCTATACAGTCAACGCGACCAGCAATACGAAGCGTATCAGAATAGAGAGGACTTTCCAGAAGATGAATGTTGTTAATCCGAGCAAGAGTATCTTTCGCCGTCTTGAAAAGAAAAGACGCCAAAGGACTGCTGTCATCGAATTTAACTTCTTCGTTCTTCAGATGACATTCTACCATATGGTGAAACTTATTGCCACGTGCTGATGCACGACCAGAGATCTTATTAGCCTCTGCTTCACCAACACGCTGTCTCCATTTGATAATGGAATCCTTCTTGCGATGACTTGTTACTGTCGTCACAGAAGGATACCATTTACCATCACCAACTTCATAAAGACGAAGACCGTCACCTTTAGTGACGGCATTCATTTCAGTCAGTGGAACTGGAGGTCCCACCAAATTAAACATAATTAGAATCCGAGATTGAGTTTACTGATGAGATATTCTCTCACAAGACCAGAGCGCACGATGTCTTCAATACCAAATTCAACACAGTCAAAGGATTGCATTGTCTGTAGAATTTTCATAAAGTCGAGAACACCTGTCTTCTCATTGGACTTGATAAGATCAGACTGCGTATAATCACCACTAAAGATGATCTTACAGTTCTCACCCACACGAGTAATCATACTATCAAGTTCGTGAAAATTCAAGTTACTGAATTCATCCACGAGAACAATACAATTATCCATAGTCACACCGCGAATGAACGAGGTGGACCAGAAAGAAATAGTCTCTTGCGAACGAAGATTGTCATAGAGCATTTCAAATGCACCGTCATCGGGCATCTCAAACATATACTTTACCATATTCTTATAAGGAATCTGATAAAGATTGCTCTTGTCTTCGTGGTCTCCAGGAAGGAAACCAATTTCCCTGGTAGGAACCAGAGATCTAACCATATAAACCTTCTCATATGGAGAAGATGGTTCCAACACTTCACGCAGAGCAAGATACAAACCAATAAAAGTCTTACCCGTACCAGCACATCCGTGACGGATCAGGTTCTTACCTTCTGCATACGAATTAAAAACTCGTTCCTGATTCTCTGTAAGAGGTTCGATCGTCTTGAGATGATCAAGATTGATTGGTTTCTTCCTTCGCATTTGCTTGGCAGTCATACCATTAGGAACTGGGGACTTCCGCTTTCTAGGTGCTGGCATAATCAAGTAAAACGACTAAGGTTAGCGCCAGGATGTGCTTTTTGAATTTTTTGCATCACTGACTTGAATCCATCGGACTGTTGTGGTTTCCCATATACAGTTCCATTAAGTTGATTACCGAAGTAACGCTCCAACTCAGGATGGTCTTCTTTGTATTTATCGAGATCATTGATCGACATAAACTCTGTCGTGATCTCTCCCGTTTCTTTGTTGATGAAATCGTAGGTAGGCATTTACTTAAGGTTCAAACGTTTTGTATGCATCCCAAATTCCCCCCTAATAAAAATGTTGAATGCCAAACTGATACGAGGTTGATCTAAGGTGTGCACATCAACGTAGTGTACTAGATCTGATGGGAAGATGCAAATCATCCCGTCTTGTGGGGTGATTCTATATATGTGGGAATTATATAAATTGTACTCGGCAATCGTTGGTTCGATAGTCTTGTACTTATTCTTCTCAAAGATCAACTCGGCAGATCCTGTTGGAGCAGAGAGAAATACAATACCAGAGTAAATACTATTGCAGTGATCGTGTGGATGAGCACGATCATCTTTATGCATAAAGTTAATCCAGGAGTTTGGGATCTGAATATGGTGCTCGGTACTTATTCCCTGAACACCATACACATACTCTTTGATATGACTATAGATCCACTCACTCAACTCCTGTGGAATTTCATCAATGATGTTGGTACTGTCAGTTCGTTCTCCACCATTAGCATATCCATATGGACTGCGTTCTAAATCAGACAAACTATCCAGGACATTAGGCATATCATCATCCTGTGCCACATAAAGTGGCGTGGGAAATAGTGGCGTAACTTCCTTAAACATTAATCAATTCTCAATGATGGTTGAATACAATCACAATCATCCAGTTTCTCAGAGCACCCACAATCACCATCACACCACTCAAGTGCCTTAGCAACAGTGGGGAACTGGCAGATGAAGTGTTGCTTGCAAAGTTCAGCGATCTCCATATGTTCTTTCTGAGTTCCGTGAGCAGACCTCAGATCAATGTAATGAATCCACGACCGAACCGATCCCGTCATATACAATCTGGTAGGCACAGCGAGCGGAAGAACAAAACGAGCACACTCTTTTGCAACCCCCTCTCGAAGCAGTTCATTGTACAAGTCCATACCCTCAATAAAATATTGATGGATACGTCCTTGAAGAAACGCTTTCTTCTCAGTATCAATGTCATCAATAGAATTCTGACGATTCTTATGATCCTGAGAGCGTAGATCAGGGACGGGGATCTGTGGAGTGAGGAGATTCGTGTCAGCATACCGCTGGGAAAACTCCTGATATGTGAAGCTACGATGGCGCAGAATCTGAGCTGCCAGTCCACGAGTAGTGTTGATCTCCAGTGTCATATGCGCCTGCTCAAACACAGACCAATGCCCGTGCTTAATGCAATACGAGAGAAGACCTGCAACGTTGGGATTCTCTTGATTATTGGGGTTGCTTACGCGAGCAACATATCCCATAGTTTTCTCTGCATCTGGAGTGGCAGATACCAGACAAACTTTAGGAGATGCAATTTCAAGATTGGGTTTAGTCATTCTGAATAAGTTTCACCATAAAGATAATACAAAAGGCGTGCAAATAGTTAATACCATTCACTGCAAAAAGATATGGTACCACATAATTCCACGCTAGCATAAAGAAAAGAGGACCGAGTAGGTAAATCCCAATGAACTTACCTACCATTTCTGCAGTGACAATCTCTGCAGGTACATCATCCTTTTCAACTTTCTTGTTAGGAAAGTTGTAAATCATTTTCCTGGTTTTTTGGGGTTCCATAATTTAGGATTCACTCTTCCTTCAGTTTGAACAAATGTGATTAGATCGTTCCTGTAATGATCCCAGTAGTGATCAAACACATCACTCTTTTTATTTGCTATGACAATATCATAGCACACTTCTCCGTCCAACTTATACGTTACTAAGAATGATGTGTATGGTAAAGACCTATCATTTGCAACTTCAGGATTGCATCTTTGTGCGACAAACCTCAATTTACTCATTCAGTTTTACCGCGACCACCCCAGTTGATAGAAGGAAACGCTTCAGATACAACGTTCTTAGTAATACGATACTTCTTATGCAGTTGCTTGTCTTTAACCAGACACAGAATTTCTGCTTCGTCAGGATGCAGACCCTCAAGCATCTGAATGAACATAGACTCCCTACGAATCATAGGAATGTTATCGGCACCACCCTTGACAAAATAGTACAACTTACGTCCTTCAGTCTCCAGACGGGTATGTTCCGTCCCTTGAGGAGCAGGATTTTTAGTATACGGTACTTCACCATCAGGAAGAACGGACTGAACACTATCATCAAAGTTCCAAATGAACAGGGAGCGAAGTGTCTGACTGTTATTCTGCTGCAGGATCTTAACCTTTTCGGTTTTTGTTTTGGCGTTGTGTGCCTTTTGAAGGATCTCTGAGATCATAAGTTTCATTGTTAAAAATCTCCTAAATTCTGGAGCAAATCATTGAGTTCGTGATCGACCAAATATTTCCAAACGTATTTTCGTGCTGGAGGGTCGAAACTTTCATAGGTATCTATAATAGATTCTTCAACCTCCTTGGGAATAAACGTGAAGTCGATGAGCATTTTGTTTCGCTCATAGTTTTGGCGGATGGTTTCATCTTGACAGAACTGATCGGGATCTTGATTGACCCAGGACTCGATCTTTTTTTTGCCCAGAGGTCGCTGTCTACGCCCTTCTAACAGGCATTTGTCGTCAGATAGGACATTGGGTATGCCATCGCTCCTGTCGCCCTTCAGGACGTGCTCAGAGACGTATATGAATGGATCAACACCACCCACATATTTCTTCAAAGCAGGGTTGTATTGAGATACAAACTTAAAACGATGCAACTGGATGAAATCTTTATCGCCAGAAAGAATCAAAACTTTCTGGGCTGGTTGCATATTGTTTTGGAGTCTAATATTTTTGACTCCCTGCTCTTTGACCAGGACAGCAATAATGTCATCTGCTTCAGCACCATCGACCTCAACAACCTTATATGGTAGAGAGTTTCTGAATTCATCTTTCAGTTTGTTCAGTACATCAAAAATGTTGTTCCAATCGTGCTTGGACTTCTCTCGGTCTTTCTTTCGCGTTCCCTTGTAGTAAGGAAACACTTGCCGTCGCCAGTAATGTTTGCTGTCATAACAAAGGACCAGTTCGCCATATTCTTTACGAAACTCATTTCGATACCTTCGTAACGAATTGAGAACCATATGTCGAACCAGTCCTTCTTGAAGTTCATCAGATTGTGTCAACGATACCATCAGGTTCGCGATCATAACCTGATTCATATCAACGAGAATCATAGTTAGTAGTCATCTTCGTCGTCAATCATACCATCATCATCGGTGAAGTGCAAGTACAGAAGTTGTTCCTGATTTACCTTGCCATCTTCGTCAAGCATCTCTGGGTGTGTAATTGCTTTGGAGTATGCTGCATT